ATCATCACAATTTTCAAAAACATATTCCAATTTCTGAAGACCTTCTTCTAAAATACATGATTTAGCGGCCTCCATAATCTTGTTCCAAGTTTTATGTGTAGATTTAAATTTCTCCACGTCTTGGTGATACCATAAAATAGCATTTGCTAATGTATTAGTATTAAAACCAAAAGTTGGTCTTATAATAATATACTCCAAATGTTGTCCATTTTTTGCTTTTTTAGTAGCCATAGTGTTATCCTCTCTATTGTTGGTTAATTATTTAATTAATAATTATTTTTAATTAAATATTAAACCAATTATAACCGTTTTCAAAAGATCAGTAATTAACCTCAAATATGAATATTTATAATTGGTTAAAAATTTAATTAAATGATCTATTTAGAATTAATGGCTGGTTTTTATATCAACTTAGCTAATTATGTTGCCGTGGTACCCTTAGCCAGGTAAAGTTCGACTCGGTTGATATGCCGATTAAGAATTTTTAGATCCCTATATACCGTCTTGGTGGTATCCTGGTTTAGCCCCATTTTATTGGTATTCCCGTTTTTCTCTGCTCCAGGGGGTTTTTTATGTTTTTTATTTAGTGGAACCTTAACCAATAAAATATTTTTTTTAAAATAAAAAAATATATTTATATATACAACAATTTATAAAGGAAAAAAGCTATATTCCATTATTTATAGCAATTAGTTTCCTTGGTATATAAGGATTCGCGCCAGAGGAAGGGGAACGAAAGCTGAACACCTAATAATACCAATAGAAAAATGGTAGAATTCGGTTTTTTCGACGAATTGATTTGAATTTTGGTCCTTCTGTAAGTAGGTATTCTGGAATTAAAAGAAATTGGTTTTTTTCGTCGATGGATCTGGCCTATATAACGCTAAACTAAGCCTTACAGAGAACAAAAAACAAAAAAACTCTTATAGAGCCTATACTATGATTATTATCTATATATTAATATATCTATATATAGTTAATTCACTAAACTAAGCCTTACAGAGAAACTAAATTAGTCTGTTTTTATAGCTAATATATTTAATATCCTCCAAATGTATTAGCTTTATAAACAGATTAATTATTAATATAGGAGGAGAATATGCGTGATAATTACCAATGTGAGGAATGCAAGAACACAACTAAAGCAGATGAATTTACTTGTTTGTGTTTATGTTTAAATTGTGGACCTTGCGATGAGAACGGATGTAAATATGGCGAAGAAAAAGATGAAGACTTTTGTGGAGCGGGAAAAACCTAAAAAACGACCCGGAGTTCATAAAAAATCTTTAAATAAAAGCGAAAAGAGAAGTTATAAGAAATATAACCGACAAGGACGATAATATAGAAAAGGAGAAAATAATATGTTATTGAATAACGTAGAGTTTAACTGGATAAAGCTGGATCCTAAAAATCCAGATATGGGTTTTGACAAAGCAAGCCCACAGTATTCAGTTACTGTAAAAACATCAGATAAGAAACAAGCTGATGCGTGGAAAAAAGCTGGTCTTAATGTTAAACCAGTTGAAGAAGACGGAAAGGTTGTGTATAATGTTGGATTGAAGAAAAAGATTTATACTAATGCCGAGGGCAAGTATAATACTTCACCTCCACCAGTTGTGGACAAAAGTTTACAACCTATTCTTGATACCACTACTTTAGGTAATGGATCAAAAGGTAATGCTCAGATTAAATTTAAACCATATACATATATGGGTAAATCTGGAATATCTGTACAACTTTTAGCATTACAAATTACTGAAAAAGTAGAGTATACAGGCGCAGACAAAATTGAATTTGCTGCAATTGATACTGATAAAGAAGTAATTTAATAATAAACTTATTGGCTGGGTGTAAAAGCCCAGCTAATTAATAGAGGAATTTATGAATAAAACAGACTTTCATGTTTTTAACATTGACGATAAATGGTTAAAAATGATTTTAAGTGGTGAGAAAAAATCTGAAATTAGACGATATGCTTTGCCATTAGAAGGCAAGGAAGTTGGTTTAATGAATAATTCTACTGATAGAATAGAAGCTATTATAACAATAGGAATGATTTTAGATTTAAGAGGATTAGAGGAAGAGGATATTGATATGATTTTATCTGAAGCAAAAATAGATAATGCATTTAGAAAACATTATCCTTGTAATTATTTATATACAATTAAAGCTGTAAAAAGAGTACATTAAAAATAAAAGGAGAATAAAATGATAATAGGAGTTGCAGGTTATAAAGGATCTGGAAAAGATACAGTTGCAAACTTATTGCAAACAAGTTATGGATTTGAAAAAATGTCATTTTCACAACCAATTAAAGATATAGTTCATCATACATTTGGTATTGATAAAGCAATATTAGCTGGTGATAATGGTGAAAGAATATTAAGAGAAGAATCTTTACCTGGTTGGTTTTATTTATCTCCTAGAGATATGTTACAAAAAATAGGTATGGCTTTTAGAGATGAATTACATAAAGATATATGGGTTAAAATATTAGAAAATAAAATTAAAGACACAAAAAAGAATATTGTTATATCTGATGTAAGATTTAAAAATGAATTAGAAATGATTAACAAATATGGTTTTTGTGTTGGTGTTAAACGCCCTGGATATGAAGGTGATGGTCATAGATCTGAACACGGTTTAGATGATGTAATATTACCTGTTGTTTTTAATAATGATGATACACAAGCAATGCTTTATTCAAAGGCATTTAATTACTTTAAAGATAGGATAAAATGAAACTAATATACGATATAGAAACCAATGGTTTAATAGAAACCGTAGATACAATTTGGTTAGCAGTAATTAAAAATATAGACACAAATGAAATAATAACATTTAGTGATTATGATGCTGATAGTAAACCTTTAAAAGAATTAGTACCTTATTTAAATAAAGCAACTGTATTAATAGGCCATAATATAATAGCTTATGACAATGTTGTATTAAATAAAATACTTAACTGGCAACCACCTACAACAATCAAAATGATAGATACAATGGTTATCAGTCAAATGAATAACTTTAGAAGAGAGGGTAAACATTCATTAGCTAATTTTGGTAAGATATTAAATGATGCTAAAGGTGAAAGCCCGGATTTTAATACATATAGTCCAGAGATGAAAACATATGCAATACAAGATGTAAATTTAAATCATAAAGTTTATAAATATGTAGTTGAAGAGGCACAGCTATTAATTAAAAATAGACCTACATTTAAAACTGCATTACAAACGGAACATGCAATTGCTCAAATTTGTGCAAATCAAGTTATTAATAAATGGAAGTTTAATACAACATTAGCTAAAAAGCATTATGAGTATTTAACTTCAGAGATGAAGAAAATTGAAGATAAAATAAACCCTACATTAAAGCCTAGAAAAATTTTAATAGATAAGGATCCTAAAAAAGTTAAATATATTCAAGATGGTAGATTTAGTTCAGTTAGTGCAAGAATGTTATCACAATTTTTAGATAAAGAAGTTAAACAAGAAGATACCCATTTGTGGGATCCTAATAAAACATTTCAAAGATTTAAAATGATTGAAGCCGATCTAGGTAATATGGATCAAGTAAGAGGTTTGTTATTAGATAATGGCTGGAAACCTAGTCAATATACACCAAAAGGAGAACCAAAAATAACTCCGGATAGTGTACATACAATTGAGGGTGATTTAGGAAAAGAAATATTACACTATTATAGTTTAAGAAGTAGACATAGTGTTTTAAAAACCTGGATTGAATTAGCAGAACAAAATGATAATAGAATTTATGTTGAAGCATTTAATATAGGTACACCTACTTATAGACAAAGACATTCTAAGGTAGTTAATGTACCAAATAGTAATTCTTTCTTTGGTAAAGAGATGAGAGAATTATTTATAGCTGATACTGATAAGGTTATGGTTGGTTGTGATAGTTCAGGTAACCAAATTAGAGCCTTAGGCCATTATTTAAATAGTAAAGATATAAATGAACATATTTTAAATGGTGATATACATCAAAGGACTGCTGATATTGTAGGTGTTCCTAGACAATTAGCAAAAAGTTTATTATACGCTACAATATTTGGCGCTGGTTTTGCTAAGTTAGGTAAAATGGTTACAGGCGTTGAGGATATGGAGAAAGGTAAAGAAGTAAAAGGTAAACTATATACAGCCTTTCCAGGATTAAAGGAATTAAATTTAAGATTAAATAAATTCTTTTATCAAACACAAAATAAATTAGGTTTAGGTTTTGTGCCAGCATTAGACGGTAGAAAAGTTTATGCTGAGTCATCATTTAAATTACTTAATTATTTATTACAAGCATTTGAAGCAATTACAGTTAAAACTGCAGTTGTTAATGCTTTTAAAATGTTTAAAGAAGAACATTTAAATGTAGATATATTAGGTTTAATACATGATGAAGTTCAGGTTCAAACTGAGCCTAAAAATGTAAATAGAGTTAAAGAAATACTAAGTTATTCTTTTGGTGATTTTATTACTAAAGAATTAAAATTAAATATACAAATGAACGGAGAAGCGAAAGAAGGAAGTAATTGGAATGCAACACACTAATAAAATAATAGGATTAATTGATGGTGACGTACTAATTTATCGTGCTATTAATAAATCAGAAAAAGATAATATAACCCCAAAAAAAGCTTTTGATATGACAATAGAAAATATTAAAGCTGAAACAGCATGTCAAGAATATCAATTGCATGTAAGTGGTAAAGGTAATTTTAGAAAAGAATTAAAACAACCGTAT